TATCCTAGGATACTGCCAAACGGGTCGGTGATTGGAGTTGTTCCTGTTACTTCAAATACTGTCGGGGTGCTAGTAGGATAGTTTAGTTCTTCCCAAATAACCTCTCCTGATTGATTTGAGATATTGGTTACTTTTTCTCTTGAGTTTAATTTTCTTAAAGTTCTAACATCTATGAATTGGTTATAAGCATATTTGGTAGAGTATACTTCTTTGTCTCCGCCTCTGGATGTAGAAGAATTAGTAATAGTTCCTTTAGCGCTACATGGAATAGTCTCGTAAAAATTCCACTCTTTCTTAATTGCTCCAGTAGATGCATCTTGAGAATCTACCTGTCTATACACATCCATTTTCATATAGAGCATTGGATAAATTAAATCGTTCATTAGATTACAACCATACCATTTACTACATATGGGTTTAATAATTGGTCGGCATATAGATTGCCTGTGCCTTTATAGGCATCGCCAGTATATTCAAACTTCCAGTCAAATGCTTGTACGTTTTTAATATATTTTTCTTTCCAGCGCTGGTCTTTAGAAAAGTAATCTTTCATTAAAACAATGCAGGCTTCTTCAACATTATCTGGAACTTTATCCCAGCCAAATTTACCCTGAATCTTATATCTTACATTTTTTTGAAATGCTCCGCCATAATTTAAATCATTTACTGTTGGAGGAACCATTCCATTAGCAATATAAACTGTATTGTCCATATCATAAGTTCTGTCTACTCTAACTCCAAATCCAGTCTCTGATATTACTGGATAATAATTCCAATTATTAATTGAGTTAATATTATCTATTAATAGGATATCATTTGCGTATATCTCATGTATCTGTAATAACTTAAAGGGTAGTGGAAGAATATCTGTTCCCGCTCCATATGCAACCTGGACGTCATCATATACAGAAAATTGCTGATTACAATAATTTTCAATTATCTTTCTTCCGTACTTTTCTGCCATTCTTAATTCGTGATACGTCTTGTAATTTGGATCGCTAGGATCTGTTCCAATATTCAAGTCTTCATAAACTTCTGCTAAATTAGCATATGGAGTAACTACATCTGTGTAAGTTGTGTGAGAATAAGCAACTGAATTTATAAGGTAGCTCCAGACAAATTTAAATTTTCTTTGTCTGGTTGTATATGTCCTTGGAAGAATAATTTGATATGTTCCAAAATCATTATCTAACTTAGTTGTTGTTAATACAGCAAGTGAGGTGGTGGGATTCAGCGAAGGAATAATTGCTGGATCTTCTGTAACATCATAAATAGTTACAGAAACATCTCCGTCTGCATCTACTACCTCTCCTCCGTAAAAAATCTTAGTTTTAACGGGGGTACTACTTTCTGTATAAACTTCAGCCATTATATTTGGTAATGATTAGCTATAAAACTCTTGAACCTCTTTTGGGGTAGCTAATCTAAAACCTTCCTCCTTGTCAAAAATTGATTGAGCATCTTTTTCATTCATAGCAATAAACGGATGATCCTTTGTAAAGGTATGTCCTAAAATATCGTATCTGAAATTAGCTCTGGTCATTCTAACAAGTACCGTGTCCTCTGCCTGATCCTTCTTTGGATCAAACTTAGGAAGTATCTCATCAGAAATATCTTCTTCTTCCGCCTTTTCAATATCCTTAAGCGTCTTAGCATATACAGCCCAGGTCACGCCTTCTTCTGATAATGCCGCAATAATATCATTTTTATTCTTTAAGCCGTCTGTGTCTACGGCAAAATCTTCTGCAACTTTTCTTAATTCTGCAACTTTTAATGTCTCGAATGACATGGTAATCTCCTTAGTCTAGGTATGTTTATTATAGCATTAGTAAATTAAAATGAAAAGCCCCCGAAATTAATCGGGGGCCTTTCTATAGCTGTTTTAATTAAGAAGCAACCTTAACGTTCTTTACTACGACCCAAGCATCTGCTTGTTCGATTTGGACACCAACGCGAGTATACATTGTATATTCGATTGAGTCTTTACGTGGCCAGAAGAAACGATATACAGTTACATCACGCTTGATACCAATAACAACGTTATTTGGGAATGTCAAGTGGATATCTCCGTGTGAACCAGCTGCGCCTGAGTAGTCGCCAGTCTGTGTCTCTGGAAGTAGCGGAACTTCAACAATTGGAATACCAAATGCGTAAGGAGCTACGTATCCTGCAGGTCCGCCTAGTGGGGCAACCTCACCACGGATTATGCTTGAAGCAATATCCTGTGGAATTGTTTGGTTTGTTCCAATGCTGTTGTTATATAGGAAGTCTTGGACCAGGTTTGAACCAGCAAGGAAGCGAAGGTCTGTACGACGTTGCTTGTACTTACGTGGAAGTGCCTTAAGAGCTGAGTTGAATACAGCACGAGAAACGGCTGCTCCACCTGCATCTACAACATTACCATAGGTCTTAGCCTTCTTTACAATACCATTGAATGACTTGTAAAGTGCGTCTGATGACAATGCGGTATTACCATTAAGAACTACGTCTTCAATGTCATTACCAGCTTGTGTTGCCATCATACGTGCAATATGATCTTCTAGATCTGGACCTTCAATGTTGTCTTCTAGAGACTCAGTTGAAAGTTCCCAATCCATGCGAAGCTTCTTTGTTGTCAAAGAAATCTTTGAGAATGTTACAGCACCGTTTGTTGCGGTATCTGAACCTTCTGTAGCGAGCTTCATAAGCTTCTCGCCAACACCAATACGATCAATCTCGGTTGTATCTGCCTTCATGCGTACTGTACGTGCGACCTTACCAATTACGGTTGCGTCGAACATATAGTCTAGGAAGCGAGCTGATTGTTCTGGGTTAAGTAAACCACCGTTGCCGTTTTCGGAAGCGGTGTGAATTCCTGTTCCACCTGAAGTGGAAGCGAATCCTGCTGTCGCTACTGCGCCAGCTGCAATATCTTTTAATAGTTCATTGCTCATTATTTTTTACCTACCTTAGTTAAATATTTCATTTACGGAACCGAGGAAAGAACCGTTCCATTTTGATTTTGATTTTGTTACAACTTCAGATCCGCCAAGATCTGAAGACTTCTTAATTGCGGTTTCGCCTTCAACAGCATCTACACGCTTTTGAACACCATCAATGGTGCCCTTGATTTCATTTACAGCAGCTGATAGCGCTGTATGTTGTTCTGCCAACTCTGAAATTCTAGTATCAACACTCTTGCTGAAAGATTCTACTGTATCTTTGATAGCAGTTACCTGTGCAGCATTTGTTTCTGACGCCTTGAATAAAGTTTCTGAGAAAAAGCCTTTTAAATCACCTAACATTTTTGCAAAATCAGGTTCATCAACCATAACTTCTGATACATCGGCTGCCTTTTCCAGAGATTCAGCAGAAGCATCTGCTACTGCATCTTCTGCAGGAGCTTCTTCAACAGCTGGTGCTTCTTCAGCAGCAACTGGTGTTTCTTCTACGATTGCTTCGGGTGCTACTGCATCTTCTGCAACTACGTTTTCTATATTTTCTGACACTTCATTACCTCCTTCTGCGTTTGCCTGTTTTGCAATTTTTTGTGTTTCAGGCAACGTAAATCTTGATCTAAATGAATCAAGAATCTTTTCTACTTCTTTCGCTTTATTTACATCTGCGGTTTCTACCCAACCAATTAGAACTGCTGGCTTTCCAGATACTGGAGAGTCGAATGTTTTTTCGGTTGACATGAAAACTGAATCGCTGTCTTCGCAGTAAAAAATATTTTCTGTACTCATCTCTGTAGCAATGCCTTTGTAGACCATTACGCCATTAACTTTTTCAATTGAAAAAATATTACATAATTCGTTTGCTGGAGAATCAACAATTGAAAGTTCAACTAGATCATAGTCTTTGATAAAACGAACTGATTGTCCTGTTGACTTGTTAACTTCATTATCTGAATCTTTAATTTTTCCGCCGATTGAAAAACCAGAAAGCGTACCGTCAAGAACTTTTTCCCAAGTATCTTGTGCACCCTTTGATATGTATGAAGTTACATAAACTCCATTATAGAAATTTTTTGTAGCTTGGTCGTAATAAGTTTCTGGTCTAAATGAAACAACTTTACCTACTGCGATTGCTTGATGCATTTCACGAAGGTTGCCTCTGAAATTTTCGAATGCCTTAATGCTGGCTTCGGCAGTTACAACATCGCCTGTCTGATCGACATTATCCAATGTGGCAAAACCAGAGACTGTTCTTTGCTCTCTGTTTACCTTTGTGAATGGGACTGATAAGTGAAGGTTTTCACCCTCACTAGACCAATGTGATTTCTCGATATTCATATGCTCAATTTTATCTTTTTGTCGATAAAAAGGCAAATAGTAGTTGAGTGGTCTTAGTCAACTTGGGCACCATCGCCCTTTGGATTTCTGGCCTCACCAGATTTATCTGGGGAAGTTGCGGATCTTTGTTGATCTCTAGTTTTATTTCCAGTAGATTTAGCCTGTTGATCTGCTGCCTGTTGTGGCTTTAATTCAATTACTTTGTCTCCGCCTTCTAGAGGAATCATGCCTTTTCTAAGTCTAACTTCATTAGGGGTAATTACCTGCATTCTTAAATAACGCTCATCAATTTTAGATTGAGTATCTTCGTCGGTCAAAGTTAATTCATTAAATTTAAGTTGTAGGGCATCTGTCTTTTCAGAGAATATTCTATTTAATTTCTTTTCTAAAATCATTTGGGCTGGTCGGCAAACCTGCTCTTTAAATGTTTTATCGGCATCTCTAGCTACCGCTAAATTAACTCCTTCTGGAGTTCCAATTTTATTAATTGGTACACGGTGAGCCAATAGAATTTCATCTCTATTAGATTTACGATACTTCTCAAATGAGCCTTCTTGATTACCAGCTTCAATTGGCTCCATCTTAAATTCAACTTTTGAATCTGGAGTATCAGCAGGAAGCGGAACATATAGGGATCTGTGATTTTTACCCTTTAGTCCAACCTGGAAAAATTCAAGTAATTTACGTTCTGATTCAGGAGAAAGCTTTGCTCCCTTTACTGTAATAATATATCTTGGTACCGCTTTATTTTGGAAATAATCTAGGTTATATCTACCTGAATATTCATTTCCAGCCAATGCCATTTGTGAAGCAATAATATCTGGGATACCATAATAATTATTCATAGGGGTATATTTTTTAAAATGAATAACTTCATTTGGGCGATCCTCTTGAGAAGTAATTGGACTTGGGGTATCCATATCTTCAAAGTTTCTAAAGTATACAGCCTTGCCATAAAGCAATTGAATAAAGCCATCACGCAGTCTACGGATACGCATAGTCTTTGCTGGGATATGCCCAATATAGCCAATGTCTCCAGCAGTTGTTCTGCCAATTTCTAGGAAACCATTTCCTGTAGCTTCATAGTCCGTATACACCTTAATTAAAGTTTGAGTAAAGGTGTCTTCATCATTTGTTTGGTCAAGCCATCCTTGTAGATCCTGTCTTAATTTACTAATCTTCTTTCGTGCCCGTTCCAATTGTCTATCATCTGAAATAGAATCAAAGGCGTCATTTGTTTTCTTAGTTTCAATAAAATCATATCCTAGTCCAACAATATTTGAAACCTTAGCATTAATTGCTGCGTAGTTATATGTAGATGTCTCATAGATTTGAGATAGATACTCTAAGTTATATGTTGGTTCAATTAAGTCAAACATGGCATAGCCAGTAATTGCTTGCGCTAGAAGATTTTGCTGTGTTCCAGTTTCTTCAATTCCTGTAAATGCTTTTGTAAACTCACGCCCTACTTTACGTCGAAATGCTGGGCTTAATCCATTAAGCTTTTTAATTCCATCTAGGTCTATGGTAAACGGATCGTTACTTGTAATTTCTGTAGACTTGTTAAATGAAAACCAATCAGCAACATTAGATAGCTGAATTTGTTCTACTGCTTCATTTTCTTCTTCAATAAATTCCATTTTTATCCCCTTAAATTACCATACTTTTTAACTTCATCTTTATAATTACCGATATCCAAAGGATCTGGGACTAGCCCCCATTTAAGTCTTTGTTGCTGGTATTCAAATTCTTCGTCATCAATTTTTCTTCTTGCGGAAAGGAATACAGGCCTGCCCTCATATATACCAAACGTGCGTACTTCTCTAGTAAGCGCATCCATTCGATCTGTGTTTCCTTTTTTAGAGGTAACTGAAAGATAGTTTCCTTCGTCATCGCCTATCCACCTTCCATCTGGCATTTCCCAGACATAAATTCCAAGAGTTGACTCTTCTTCTAAAACCTTTGAGTTTACGTTATTGATATCCATAGACCATTATTCTACCATTACTTTGAATCAAAGTCCATGCTGTGTCAACCTGACTGACAATATTATACGCTTTTAATGACTACCCAGTCATTATCATATGCATTTACATGTTCTTCTGTCAGAGTAATTGAACTATTTTCGCTATCTATTGCGGTAACTGAGGCCCTGTCGGTATAGAGATAATAATGATTTTGGGCTTCTGCTTCTGATAGTTGCAACGGATAAAGTGTTATATTCTTGTATAAATTCTTGCCTCCGCCATTTGTCCAGAGATTATTTGAAACCTTAACATTGAACCATATATCCTCTGAAATAGGATTTTCCAAGCATATAACTATATGGCATATTTCGTCTTCTTGTAAGAATGATGAAATATTTGTTGCTGAAGTTCTATTTACCCCATTTACATAAATGGCAGAAATATTGCTTTTTGTAATGGCTCCAGAATCTGACCACAGGTAAGATATTGTGTTAGAGTCATATTCTGAATAAAGAAGACAATTTTTAGTTAAGGTTTTAGGTGTAAAGAACATCTCTACCGTATTAATATCTCGAATTGTATTTATGTAGAATCCCGCTTCTGATGGTATTATGCCATTTTCTCTATGCCTAGACAATATAGGATAATTATCTGTACCCAAGTCATAGTCCCAACTTGTTAAATTGATGTCTCCGCCTATGGGCTGTCTTGATTTAATTGATATTCCAGAGTTATTAGAGACAAACTGTTTATCTTTATAAAAATAAAATCCTACATAAGTTAATAATGGAAATATTTTGCTTGTATCTAAACTAGATAGTGTTATTTTAAAATAAACATATCCAGAGCTATTAAAAGCACTAGAGCCAATTTTATATTGAGGAATGCTTTGTCCATTTATGCAGTTTTCCCATGTGCCAGATTCGCCAGTTAAACTGGATTGTATAGTTATTCCATTGTCCCCATACCATTCAACTTTTGAGCTGTTTATCCCATTTGTAGTAGGAAAAGTAAAATAATCTTCAATTACAAATGTTTTTGACTGTACGGTATCTGTTTTAATAAAACTTAAATATCTTTCTGTTTTGTCATAATAAACATCTGAATTTAAATAGACTTCTAAATCTTGATCTTGTGGCAACTTGAAAGAAAATTCTTTAAATATATTTTTATCGCTTATGTCAAACATTACTCCGCCATCAGGTACAGCAACTTGATCATATTTAGTTGGTACATTGTATAAATAATGTTTAACGATGTCGCTATTTAAAAGAGAATATCTATATACAGCTGGAGAATCTACTATAAAAGTATCTGAAACAGATTGTGTTGGACCAATACTTAAATTTAAAAGTTCATTTGTAAATGTTAAATTAGAAAAATTTTTTTCAACTACGCTTATGCCATTTAGATGCAAAGACATGTTATTTCTAGAATACTTGGCAACTACGTGCATAGCTCTTTGGATATATGGGACTGTATAGTCTAATCTTTGCCCTGCCGCTAAAAAGACTAAATTGCCTTTTTCATAAAATATTCCTATTTGATTATTTATATCAGCCAAAATAGGAGTCAGGCTACCTGTAGTTATTTTAGGGTAAAGCCAAACCTCTAGCGTAAAGTCATTATCTGAATTATGCTTGGTTGCTAGGCCACCATTTGCTAAAATTCCATCATAGTCGTTTGATATATTTAATGTTACGTAACTAGTATTTGTAATTTTACTTGCTGAAACCCCTCCCGAAGTAAGCGGAAGGATATTTGTGGTCAATGATCCGTAATAGGTTCCATTGTTTCCGCACCCTGATATATCTGAGGCGGTGGTACCAGAGGTCTCATCTAAAGGCCAAAAGCCTATAGGGGCATCTTTAATTACTTTAAGTTGATATGACATTTGAATTAATTGTATCACTAAATAGCATCATATTACAAGTGACTCTATCCGTACTTGCTACTATGGATATGGCACATTTCAATTTGATTAATATTTACATGGGTTGGCAGTGTGCCAACCCAATAAATTGCTTCCGCCAAATCTTCCGCAGTTAAAGCCTGATCTCTCTTTTCTTCTTGAGTATCAATAGTTGCGGGGCAAATCTCTGTTATCTTAATTCCAAATTGAGGAAACTCTAGTCTCATTGTATCAATTAAGCCACGCTCACCTCTTTTAGCATTAGTATAATTGCCTCCACCGCGATATGGAATTTTGCCTCCAAATGAAGTAACAAAGATAATAGTAGGTGATTCAGATTTTTCCATACAAGGAGCAAATAGTTGAGACAAGTACATTGGGCCAGTGACATTTATATCATAAGCTCTTCTGAAGTTTTCTGGAGTCTCATTAATAATATAAGTTGGGCCAGATCCTCCACCAGCATTATTTACTAAAAGATCCAGAGTAATATTTTTATACTTATTAAAGAAGGTTTCTATTGCTTTAGAGTCTGTTATGTCTAGCTGATAAACCTCAACATTTTCAGATATTAACTCAGATACCCTAGACAGATTTCTTGAGACAGCAATCACCTTATAACCATTTTCAGACAGCCGCTTAACTGTGGCTAAGCCAACGCCTTTGCTAGCACCTGTTACAATAGCAGTTTTTTGCATATTATTAATTTTCTCCAAATACTTCTGGGTTTAATTTTACGGGGGTGCCAATTTTTTCTTTAACAAAAGCTGTTGAAAAATATCTAACATTATCATCAATTACAGGACAAGTTCCGTGAAGTATATCTCCACTATGAACTATTAAAGATTTTGCTTTAGGCTTTATCTTAATATCTAAATCTGGATATTCAATTTCTCCGCCGATGTAGTTATCATTGTAATACAAGACTACTCCATAAGCAGAATAAATATCGCCATCTTTGGTATGATTGTCTCTGTGTCTTCCCATGCTTTCATCTTTAGAGTATCTGTTTATACATGTTATATTAGACATCCCAGAAGAAAACATAAAAAGAGAGTCTATTCTTTTGTTTATATCTTTAATTAATAATGGTGGTGATGCTTCAAAGAACATTGATTTTCCAAACCAAAATCCTGGAGTAGTGTAATCATCTCTATCAACAAACCAATCTTCTTCTTTCAAAGAATGAATTATTTTAAATATTTGTCCGTTTTCCTCATCGGTAATAAAATTTTCTATTTCATATATACCATTATAAATTTTATTTACTATCATGGGTTATCCCTGTAGCATTGAGTTTTGTGTGCTATTATGCAATTCCATTTTATTATGAATCCAATGTCCTGGAACCATATACTTAATACCAGACTTTACAATATGTGCGGTATGGAAATATGGTGCTGATGAAGGGAATATAATAATGCTTCCTGCTTTTGGCTTTACTCCAAAATCAACTCCACCGTTTTTTAACGCAACATCATAGTCGGGATCTACACTTGGCTTTTGATCAATAGCGCTATAGTCGGCAAGTTTAAATGAGATTTCTCCACCTTCACAATCGTCATTTAGATAAATCACTAGAGAATATCTTAAAGTAGTATCTCCATCTAGTTGATCATAGTGTGAACCCATTGCGGCTCCAGTATTATACTTTTTAATATTAAATACGGGGAATAATCTTGGCTCATCAGTGTCTCCTATAGAATCGGCATAATCCTTACATACATCATGCATTGATTCCATAATTGTATTATAGATATACTCTGTCTTAGATTTAAACGGCTCCTCCATTTGGTTAATTTGATTTAAATCAAAGGCTTGTGTCTGACCATATATAAAACTTTTATCATTTGAAGATGTCCAGTCTCCCCATAAAGGGTTTTCTTCTAAAGCGCTTAGATCATCTAACTCATCAATGGTTTTCATAAGCTGATCAAAATTCTTTACACCACTTTCATAGTAGTATACCTTTTCATGTAAAATTTCTTTATCCATTTGCTTCTCCCTTTAGTATTTATTGTTATCGTAAAAATTTTTTTCTTTAATAAACCCAACTAGTACATATCTTATTGGTCCTGGGCCTACATGCTTTACTCCATGCTCATGCTCTTTATCTCCTGGAAATATTAACATTTCTCCTGGTTTAGGCCTTAAGGTCAAATCTTTATTAGGAAAAAATAACTCTCCATCTACATATTCATCGTTTAAATATAAAATAGCAGCATATCTAATTGATGGATCTGTATCTTGATCCGTGTGCGCTGTTAATTTAACGCCTTCCTGCATTCTTTGAATAGTTGCAAAGCCACTCAGTTCTATTTTATCATTAGCAACTTGAACCAATTTATTTAATCTATCGTATAAATCTTTTTGAAATGAATAATGTGCTATATTTAAATTTTTATCTTGCCAGTTTTGAGTTATTTCAAACTTGCCTTCAGCAACCAGATTATCAACATCATCTCTTCCAAATTTTTGCATACAAAAGTTTTTTAAGTTAGCATGGTATTCTATAAACCATTCCTCATTTGCGGTTGAGTCTATAATATTAAAAATTTGATCTATCTCATCTTTAGACAAGAAATCTTTAATTAATACAACGTCATCAGTAATCTCTTCAATTTTAAAATTATTTTCTAATAATATATCTTTTAAAAAATTAGACATTCTTCTCTAAGTCCTCTACCTTATACTTATTTCCAGCAGCATCTAGTTTCCAGCCTTCTTTTAAAAGATCTTGCCATTCAGCTCTTTCAATTTCTTGCTTAGCTCTTGTCTCTTTCATCTCTTCCGCCCATTTATCTCTTAACTCTTGTGGATAATCAGACTCTTCTCTATCATCCCAAAATGAACCTATA